CGCCTATTTCAATCTGGCCCAGAATCTCTCTGCCATCGGGGCTAAATTCCTCTGCCTTTTGCTCCATTAGTTACTCATTCCTCTCTCCGCCAAATATACAGCAAGGTCGCCAAAGATGCTCGTGTTTTGAACGGTATCTTCACCGTTGGTCACAGCATCAACAATTTTCTTTTTCTTTTCTAGTAGATTATAAACATACTCGTCAATCGTCTCCGGCGCAAGCAAATACCACGCCGTTGCGCCATGCATGTCGTTTGTACGACCATAGCAACGACTTACGCACTGTTCGTGAATCGCTGGTGTCCACCCAAGTTCGCAGAAGACCACATCGGATGCAGCCGTAAGCGTTAAACCCTCTGACGTTGCCTGCATGTTTCCAATAAACATTCTGCACTTTGGGTCGTTTTGAAATGAATCAACCGACGCCATGCGATCATCTGTAGAAACACCACCACGAACCTTTACGGCAATGTCCTTGTATCGTTCGTAAAGTTTCTCTACAAGTTCAATGTGCTCTGCAAACACAATGACCTTTTCAGTATCGCTAGACTCAATGAAGTTGTCTAACCATGAGATGATGCTGTCGTACTTAAGCTTTGAAACCGCGTCACGTAGTCCGGTTATACGAATAAGGCCTTGATTGCGCTCAAGCCTAAGTCGCTTCTCCCAATAAGCCTTTGATCCATCGCTTCCTTCTTCCTCGGCAATTGCTTCAGCACGCCTTGCAAAGTATTCAACAACATCAGACTCAACCTTTTTGTAATTTGCCATTAGTTCTGGCTTTGGTGAAAGGTACTGAACTGCATTACGTAGCGGTGGAAGGTCGCCATAAACGTCTGCCTTCATACGACGAACAAAGCACATTGAGCGAAGCTTTTCGTTTAGTTCTGCTGCGTTAGTTGACATGCCTCTTTTTGGTGCGTAGCGACTCTTAAATCGCCATGAGCCACCAAAGTCATCAAGTCTCCCAATCGCTTCGAGCTGTGAAATTAATTCCTCGGGCCTATTGGTAATAGGCGTTCCAGTCAAAAGGAACACAAAGTCATCATCGTCAACCGATTTTGCAAGCGTCATTACTGCATCAGTTCGTTTAACAGACCACTTCTCTGACGGTGCATCAAACGTTGAACCGCACTCACACCTTTTAGCGTTAGATCGAACAGGCTTATCGCACATAACACAAAAAGACTTTCTTTCACCGTTCTTAATTGCGTGTGCTTCATCAACAACAAGAGATTGAAACCCATGCTGGAAAATGTCCGGTATGCGCTCGTAGAGAATGTCGTAATTGATAATAATTACATCGGACTTTTCAATTCTTTCGCTCTTTGTTCCGTTAAGAACAGAAACTGAAAGACTAGGAAAGAACTTTTTTGTCTCTCTTTCCCAGTTGAGCTTGAGCGTGTTGGGACAAACAACAACCATTGGGTAACGATTTTCTGATGCAATGGTTGCAAGCGCTTGTGCTGTCTTACCAAGTCCAGGTTGGTCTGCAAGAATTGCTTTGCGTGCTCGTTGCAAATACGCAACACCTGCTTGTTGGTATGGAAGAAGTGGAATTGCAATGTTGGGTATCTCAACTTTTGCATCTAACGACGAAGAAGCTTTGACCATCTCCTCGGCCTCTTCAATGAATCTTTGAATTTCGTCTTCTAGCTCATCGCAAACCGTTAAGCCAAACCTTGACGCAAGCATTGAAACTTTTTTAATGTTTTTACGTGGTGTGCGCCAAACCTTTTTACTAGCATCCCACTTAATGCCGGGGACTATGGTGCGAACTGAATTAATGATTTGAGGATCGTAACTAAATTGAATAACAATGTCATCACCCTCAACGTTTACATTTTTAAAAGAACTAAGTAAGCTCTCTTGAATTTCTTCAGGTGCATTGCGTATTTCTTTTGGAAGATCAATGTTCCATTTGGCAGCGAGGGCACGAACTAGTGGCGCTGAAGACATGGGAAAGATGTTCGCTTTCTCTGCATCGCTCCATTTACGACCTTCAATTTGACGGCAATCTTCAACAAAAGCTTTGCTATAACGGGAATAAACGATGATGTAATTGCCGTCCACCACCGCGTAGTTCTTTTGTGCGTAGTATGTTTTCATAGGCCGAAGCCTACACGAGTACCTTCGCCTTGTCAAATCAGAAAGACTTGACATTGAACATTTGTTCCTGTAACATGTGGTTCCCGCCAAAATTGAAAATGAGAGGATTTGATGGCAAAAACAGTAAAACCAAACGAAAACACACTTGAGAGTGTGATTGACGAGATCAATAAGAACTTTGGGCCCGGTACCATTGTACGCTTAAATAGTGCCGAGGTTACGCCAATTGAGGTCATTTCTACGGGGATTTTGCCCTTAGACCTAGCTTTGGGGACCGGTGGCCTGCCCAGAGGACGCATTGTAGAGTTCTTTGGACCGCCTTCTTCGGGTAAGAGTACCCTAGCTATGCACGCCATCGCAGAGGCCCAAAAAAGGGGCTTACAGTGCGCCTACGTGGACGCTGAGCACGCCCTGGACCCTGGATATGCACAGGCCCTGGGAGTAAGCCTTGATGACCTGCTTTTGACCCAGCCTTCAACGGCAGAACAAGGTTTGGAAATTACTATTCGCCTAGCAGAAACTGGCAAAATTGCCGTAATTGTGGTGGACTCTGTGGCGGCACTAACCCCTAGGGCAGAACTAGAGGGTGAAATGGGTCAGGCAAACGTAGGTTTGCAGGCTCGTTTAATGGGTCAGGCACTACGAAAGCTGACCGGACCAGCATTTGACAGCAATACATTGGTTATTTTTATTAATCAACTTCGTGAATCTATTGGCAAGATGTTTGGTCCAACTGAGTTTACTCCAGGTGGTCGTGCCCTTGGTTACTATTCTTCTGTGCGATTAGACATTCGCCGTATTCAAACCATCAAAAAGGGTGAGGAAGCAACGGCCAATCGAACCCGAGTAAAAGTTGTAAAAAATAAACTTGCCACACCATACCGTCAGGCAGAGTTTGATCTTGTGTACGGTATTGGCGTTCCAAAAGAAGGCGCACTGCTTGACTGTGCAATTGACTTTGGCGTTGTCAAGAAATCTGGCGCATGGATTACTTATGCAGGTGAGCACATTGGTCAAGGAAGAGATAAGGCTTGCGTCAATCTAAAAGAAAAACCAGAACTTTACGAATCTATTTATAAAGAAGTAATGGAAATTACAAAAGACGTTAATTTTGAAATGGAGATTGCAGATGAAGAAGAAATCAATTAATCAAGAAAAATATAACCAAACCGAAATTATTAAAGCAATTGAATCTTGGTTAAAGAAAAACAGTTATTCACCAAGCTTTCGTGATGTTGCTGAATTGACTGGGATTTCCCTTGGAACGATACACGCAGAGTGTAGGGTGTTACGTAGTTTAAAATTGATTGATTACACCGATGGTGTTGCTAGAACTTTAAGGATTAAGTAGTGGATAACGTAAAGATTATTCCTGTATGGGATAAAAACAACGAAGAGTGGCTTGAGCTACGCAAGGGTGGAATTGGTGGTTCTGATGCTGGAACTATTTGCGGAGTTAATAAATACAACTCTCCATACGCCTTGTGGTCAGAAAAAACTGGAATTGTTGAGCGCACGTTTGAAGGTAACGAAGCCACTGAGTGGGGAAACATTCTTGAACGTCCCATTGCTGAGAAATACGCCAAGGATTATAACGTCGCTGTTGTTGAGTGGCCTGTAATCATTTGGTCAGAGCGAGATGGCCAAGAGTTTATGTTTGCCAACCTTGACTTTCTTATTGTTAAACCTTCCGATCAATTCCCTGCCGGTGTCGTAACAGACTACAGAAACCTAGTTATTCCGCCTTGTGGCATTGAGCGCATTCTTGAAGTTAAAACTGCCGGTATTGCTAGCCCAGGAAATCCTGGCGCATGGTCAAACAATCAGGTTCCACAGAGCTACATGCTTCAGGGGTACCACTACGGCGTTGTGACCGGTGTAAAAGCAATTACTTTTTGTGCATTAATTGGCGGACAAGGAATTCAAGTGCGCAACATGACGTGGGACGAAGAAATTGCAGAAAACCTTATTGCTGCGGAATCTTTGTTTTGGGATGCTGTTTCTACACTTAACCCACCACCTACCGATGGCAGTGAGGCAACTGAATCTGCCCAATCAAAAATGTACCCACGTCACTCAACCGGCAAAGTATATGAAGGTGGATCAAAACTAAAAGAGCTTTGGGCCGAATTTACGCTTGCCAAAGAAGCTTCAGATGATGCTGAGCGTGAGCGCAAGCGACTTCGTGCGCAGATACTAGAACTTGTTGGTGATGCAGAGTATGCCACCGTTGACGGTCAACCTCTGTTCTCGTACCGTGCCAACAAAGACACCGAGACATTTGATTCCAAGAAGTTTCAAAGTCAAATGCCAGAAATTTATGCCAAATTTACCAGTCTTAGACCCGGTTCTAGGGTTCTTCGAGAAATTAAAAACTAGTTCTTGACAACCGTACCAACAACCATTATAATAAATTACCTAAACAAAGAAAAGGAACAATTATGCAAAGCGAATCAATCAGCGAATTAGTCACCGCACTAGTAGCTGCACAGGCAGAATTTTCTGCCGTACCAAAAGGGTCAGTCAATCCATTCTTTAAAAGTACGTATGCTGCATTGCCAGATGTTGTGGCAAGCGCGGGCCCAGTGCTTGCAAAGCATGGTTTGGCTGTTAGCCAATTCATCACCTACGACAGCGATGGTGGCGATTTACTTATGACGTACCTTCTTCACACATCGGGTGAATACATCTCCTATGCAATGAAGTTGCACATGGTTAAGAATGACCCAATGTCGCAAGGTTCGGCTACGACCTATGCTCGTCGTTACTCCTACATGGCCTGCTTGGGGCTTGTGGCGGATTCTGACGATGACGGTGTAGCGGCAAGCACACCATCAGCAAACGCTTCCAAGCCAAGCTTGAGCGACAAAGTTGCTACTGCGGCATCTGCACCCCGACCATCGGGTGGCAATAGTCGTGCAGTAACAGAAAACCAGACTAAGGCAATTTGGGCAATTACCCACAAGGGTCTTGGTTGGGACGATTTACAGATGTACGATAAGATTGAAGAGTTAACTAGTCGTAAGGTTGGTTCGCTTGAGGAATTGTCTATGGACGATGCCAAACTTATCATTGAATCACTAAAAGCACTACAAGACGCATAAGGAGAATTATGTCAACATCAATTACAATTATCGGTAACATCACTCGAGATCCAGAGCTCAGCTTTTCTAATGACGGTTTGGCTTACATTCGTTTCGGTGTTGCTGACACATACAAAGACAAGTCAGGAACAGAATCAACATCTTTCTATGACGTTGTAGCCTTTGACTCAGTAGCAACAAACATTTCTGAGAGCCTTGTAAAGGGTTCCCGTGTTGTTATTGTTGGTCGTCTTTCAATGAAGGACTTTGAGCGCAAGGATGGAACAAAGGGTACAGCAGGAGAAATTGTTGCTGACACCGTTGCTGCCGACCTTCGTTGGGCAACAGCAAAAATTACAAAGAACGAAAAGAAAGAATCAGCAATGAGCGGTTCGGGTTCATCAAAGAGTTTTGACAACTTCTAATGAACAATTCTGCTCCACTCAGTCACGCAAAGATTGAAGAAGCCATGCGTTCGGCCATCTCCACTATGGAGAGGCTGACGCAAGACTTTACACGTATTTGTGATGATAAAGCTGAGGCAGAAGAACGGTATAAGACCGCCTATGCTCAGGCAAGAATTGAAGAACGAATGCATGCTGATGTTGACGGAAGGAAACTGACCGTTGACATGGCCGATGACTATGCTCGAGTAGCGACAAAAGCAGAACTACGTTCTCTTACGGCAATGGAAGCAAAGCACGATGCCTGTCGTCAAGCGCTACTTACAGTCCGTTCACAGCTTGAAGGTTTTAGAAGTTTGCTCGCTTCATACAGAGAGATAGGAGCCTAATGTCTACATACGATGACGCTTTGACTCACTACACCGAAGAGCTTCTCATAAGAGTTAGGGAACTAACCGCAGAGAACGAACGGATGCACAGTCAATTGTCGGAAGCACATCGCCAGATAGCCATTCTGGAAGAACAACTGATACACTATTATTTGTGAAAAGACGCAAACCATTGCAGACTAAAAAGGGGCTCGTATCGCGAGCCCCTTTAGTCATTAGATCGGCCCTAAAAGCAAAAAGCGGGCTTACAGCACATAAAGCGCTGAAGCCCAGGTCGGATAAAATGAAAAAGATTTACGAGGAGCGCAGGCCCTTTGTAGAAAAAATGTTAAAGAATTTTCCTGTATGTCAGGTGTATTGGGACGAACAATGTTTTGAAACAGCGGTTGATGTGCATGAAGTTAAAGCTCGTTCTGCTGGTGGAAAAATTGTTGGAGATAATCTAAGTAATTATAAAACAGTGTGTCGTTACTGTCATATAATGATAGGACAGTATCCACAGGAAGCGTGGCGGAGAGGTTTTATTAAGTGGTCGTGGGAAGAATAGTAACTACACATTACGTACAAATTGAAATGATAAAGGGGAAATTTATCTCAACATGCGCCTGTGGGTGGAGTTGCACGGATATGAAACGTTCCTTTGCGTTATCAAATTCCCATCTTCATGTCTCTGGGGGCTTTAACCCCAAGGACTAAAGTGTCGGACTATTTGTCTTATAGTGAATTTGAATTACTTGACTTTCTAATAGCGTTACAGAGATCCAGGCCAGAGTTTTACGAATACTCTGCCTGCAACAAAGAAGATATGAATTTATTCTTTCCCGGTCAAGGGCAATCTGCCGTAATGAAAGAAGCTATAGAAATTTGTTTTACGTGTCCGGTGCAAAAAGAATGCCATGAATACGCATTAGAGAATAAAATTGACCATGGTGTATGGGGCGGATCAAGTGCTGATCAAAGAAGATTATGGATTAAGGAAAACACCAGCATTGTTAATGCCTGGGAAGAATTACTCCTCAAACAAGAAGAGTTCTAGAGTTCCCTTCCCCGCTCTGCGGAGCGTAGGAATCATCCTTTTACCCGTTGGTGAATCAAAACACCAAGCGTGCATACCATAACGGTCTTCCATAAAATGAGCAAACTCATCACAGACTGGGCATGGTAACCACACCCAGTCTGGATAGTTTTCCATCATTTCTTTAATGGGGGTCGCCCCTTCGGGCAACTTAAACTTCTTTGGTGACATTACAGAATTGCTAGGTCAGACCAACCAAATGGTCCACACTGCGTTCCAATAAGCATTGTAAGCATTCCTGGTGGGCAACTCTTACCTGATGTTTCAGTAAACCAACCTGATCCACCGTCAGCTGCTGGAGACATAAAGACCTGTCGTCCCGTTGCTGATGAAGATACAAAGTGGTGCAAGTGACCGCAGAAGAGAATCTTTGCTTTTCCAATAGGCAACATACCCATTGCTTGTCCTTGCCACCAACCTTCAATCTTTCCAATGCTACCGTTGGTCTTGACACAGTTCTTACCCTGTCCATTGCGGAAGGTGTGACCATGAGCAAAACCACACATAACACCAGCTACATCAATGGTAAGTGTGAGCGTCTCATCAAACTTGTTTTCGGTTGTAGTGACGTTTGCGTATCGTTCTGGATTGTGTGATATGACTTCCTCAACACCATCAAAGATTGCAAGGTCATCATTGTCTGTCCAAGTTGTGTAAGCTTTACCCATGGCATTGCGGTTTTCACCGTGATTACCTGGTACGGCGCCAAATACAACTCGGTATCCTTCATCAACCAATAAGTCAATTTGTCGCAGAACAAGACGACGAGCTAGTCGCATCTGTTCTCGACGATCAAGGTCTACATTGAACGACTGCATATCATAAAATCCCGAGCATTGTTCAATTAGATCACCAAGACCCATTAGGTATACCGTGTTGACTTCACGGCCTATCTTCCTAAGGTCTTTAAGGCGTTGCATAAGTCGGTCTTGAAAGGTAACGATACGGTCAGCAATAGCATCGCTACCGCCACCTTCGCTTTTCCCAGCCTGCCAGTCACTTAAAAGAACCATCATTACCATTTCGCCCTGGGGTCCGACTGGCTTTGTTGGTTTCTTTTTCATTACTGCTTTACAGAGTTGCGTAAGATCTTCTCCGTCAACGTCCATAACACCTTTGCGGTCATTATAAAATTCGCTAAGGTCTATTTTGTTTTTACTTGGCACAAATACATTCCTTATTTCGGTGACGAATAATGGCGGGGTGTTTGGCGTCAATACCACGTTTTTGAAGATAACGAACTATCTTCATGCCATTAATGTTCCTGTCTTCCATTGCAGCAAGACAGTTGATTTTGTCCTCTGGTGAAAGTTTTGAAATAAGGCGTGAGGCGATGCATTCTTTCTTTTCTTCTTCGTAGAATTCCGACAAGTCAGGTTTGGTCATGCTATCCTTTCTAAATTCCTCCATCTACATACTACATCATTGTAATTACTATTTCAAGTCTTTAAATGTGTAGTCGTCCACCATGGCGTTCGCCGTTTTTATTTGCAATTAGATTTGCATTTACATAGGGAATGTCGTGTTGTTTGTGCCAATCGCTAGGGAAATATGTACTTAATGTACTGATTTGGAAGTTCATTTTAAGCTCAGGAACATACTTGCGGTAGTTTTCGTCAGCAAAGTACCAGAAAGAGTTCTCATTGTAGAAGCTATTGTGCGTAGGGTCTTGGTA